AATTGGTTACTTCCTGTGCCATATCATCCTTTCACTTTTTTCTCCACTGAAAGAATTGCCAAACTTATCATCATAAGTTTTACAGACTGGCTGTCCTCTTCAAGCAAATCAATATCCGCAACCACAGGCTCACCGCTCATGGTGTTCCATATTTGCTCTACCTCTTCCGTCTTCTTTTGATTCATCAAAAAGAGATACGCGTCATACTCGGAACGGTCAAATTCAAATACGACCTGAACTTTCTGTTTTTCTTCCATATATTCACTATTAAAAGGTTATTCAAACAATACTTTAATGCCACACGAACTGGCCACATCAAGCTCCAGCTTAGCTCCTTTACTCAATTCCCATCCTTGTAGCATATAGATAAAATTACAATCCAGTAACAAACGGATGTCCGCCCGCATGTGCTCTCTCCAGTGCGCTTCATCCGGCAGTCCGTTTTTGAATGGATTCACCGGAACGAACCCCATAGCACGCAATCTGTTTTCAGCATCGAGGAACGCACCTTTGCGCTCATCGATATTGTAGTGGGCTATTGCACCACTGATGTAAACTTTGTCTTTTTCCATATCACTTCTTTTTGATGTTGACTTTACAACTTGGATTCCATATCAGCACATTACGTGCAAACAAGACATCACCCGTTTCTATTACGACATGACCGGGCGTTTTCGCTCTTCTCACTTTCAGGTCACTTTGAATGTTTCGCTCCAGCCAGTCATCCAATACTGCCCGGCTGGAATTTCCGTCCAGCAGGATCTGGAACTCTTCCGTTCCGGTGTAGCTTTCAAAAGCCTTTTCGTTATTATCCATAATCACTTTGGTAAATTATTACTTGTTTGAATGATTCCGTCTTCCCATACCACATAATAGCTTCCCGGGTCTCCAATGGCGCGTCCTTGACAATAAGCTTTATAACCGACCACCCGAATCTTCATATCACAGATATATTTCAATCTTACTGCACCGCCACCCATCGGCTGGCTTTTCTTTTCCTGGCTGATCCAGATGAAACATTTCTTCGGAAAGGTTTCCATCAGTTCCACAGCCTGCGGATAATCCCATCCGGCCACCTGAAAGGAATCGATGATGATAAACTTCGGGCTTTTCGGTTTTTTCAGTCTGGCAATCACTTCCTCCAGACTGCCTTCTGTCACCACACGAAATTTACCCTGCACCTCATTCATCTTCAGATAACCCATACGCCGTTGGAAGCTTTGGTTGATTTTCTCTTCGTAACTCATGTACAGCACCGTCCCATAGTTGCACAGTTCCTTTCCAAGTTGCATCACAAAGCTGCTTTTCCCACTGGCACTGGCACCGCTGATGAACCACGAAGCGTTCTCTGCCGGGAACCCGAAAGGTTTGCTCCATTTCTCATCCCACGGCAGAGTAACCCATTTCTTGGCGGCTATTTCCTTCGGACTGTACGCACGCTTCATTATTCCGCTGTCATTTTAAGTTTCTCAATCTCGGTATAGACTCTTCTCAAACCACCGCATGTCTTCCGTACAATCTGGGCTATATCAGCCCCCGCAGGAGCATTTACCTTGGCTACAATACGTGCCTGGTTGTTCAAGAACTGTTCGCGCTCCTTTCCATCATCCGGAGTCACCTTGCTGTACCGGTCACCATAACGGCTCAACATTTCGGTATAGCCCACCTTCTTACATTCTATGGACCGGTTGATTTTCTCTTTCAATCCGTCTGCCCCCATCATATACCAGGCGCAGCAGCGCTCAGTGGCATTCCATAAGGCCTTCAGTTCCAGGAAAGCTTCATACTGCAGGTCGCCTGCTTCATCGAGGATGATAAGCGGGGTTTCCATCGAACGGAGGTAATATACCAGGTCTTCATACACATCAGAATACTTCCCCTTGCTGTCCACACCAAACTCTGCAGCAATCTTGCGTACCAACTTCAATTTTGTCTTTACCTGCGAGCAGTCGATATAAACGGCATTCTTGTGGCTTTGCACATAATAACGTGCCGTGAAAGTCTTGCCGATATTGGGCATGTCGCACAAGATGCCCGACAGACTGGACTGCTGTGAGAACTCCAGCTGGGCAGTTATATATTCAAAGGTCGGGGTCTTGGCTGCTTTCCATTCCATTTCACCACGGAGGTTCACCCCTAATTTGCGGGCAATGCTTATCCAGTTGGCATCGCTCAGGGCTTTGTCTGTCTGTCCGTTCTTGATTGCACTGTACACAGATGTACTGATGGCTAAAGAGGCAGCATGCTTGGCATCACTGGGATAGTTCGCACGGTTGGCGGCTATCGCTGCTAAAATCTTCTGTTTTTGCGCTTCTGTAATCATAATTCTAACGCTGTTTTAATGTTGTTCTAATTCTATTCTTACATGTCACTGATGGCCCTCATTGCCTCGCTTATTCCGGAGTGCCATTCATAATCTGATTCCGGATCTGCCGACAATTCGGCTGGCAAATCATCGGATAGTTCCACCGGGGGAAGTTCCAGTTCCTCTTCCGGGTCATCCGTTGGCTGATCCGGTGTACCGGTTCCCACCTTTCCGATGGCGTGGTCATTGAGGTATTTGCTGAAATGACTCAGAACTTTGTTTTGCTCTGTATAGGCTACCCGGTCTTCTTCGGTCTGTTCTGCCATCACCCGGTTGTAAGTCACTACCGGACGAACCTTGTCAAGGTAGCGGTCGTTCTGGTACAGGAAGACATCCGTAGGCTTGCCCTCTTCATCCGGCAGATAGTAAGCCGTCACCTTGCGGTTGTTTGGTTCCAGCTGCTCCAGCACTTCCGGACCGCTCAGCCACCAGTCCGCATTTGCCACACGTACTGTGGAATTTCTACGAATACTGGTATCTACCTTTTCTCCGATATATCTGCTCAAGGTCAGTTTATCAAGCGGTCGAAGGGTCGGATTGATTTTGGCTACGAGCACATCCCAACGGGTCATTCCGGGATATTTCTTTTGATTGGGGTGAAGCGTATTGTTCCATTCTTCACAATCGCGCCGGTCGTCCGCCACAAGCTCCTCAAACGTATAATACTTTCTGTCTTCCCAGGTGTGGTTGCTGCTGTCACTCACTTTCTTCTGGTCCACCCGCCGTGCACCTTTGTTATGCCAGCGGCCAATGGCTTCATGGTTCTTATGTGCTATGGTTGTCTTGAACGCACCGTTCAGAGCTTCAGCATATTTCTCCTGTGAGTTCTGTGGGGCACAGAAATGCACAAACTTAAATACCTCACCTGCCTTCAGGAATCCTTCTTTATACTTGCTCATCAAGTGCTGCTCCACCTCAATACCGGCTGGAATACCCCATCCGTTGCGTTCGATGAGCCGGAACATATCACGAAAACAGTCCACTACCAAGGCATCATCCTTATCCCGCCCGTAGGCCAGCCCGATACGGCACTGGCTCACCACATCATAAGCATAATAGGCATGCACATACTCGCCGCCTTTCATCCGACGCGGCAAATCCACGTCATCCATCGTTATTTGTGACAGGGAGAACTTACCACCATGGCGGTGCATGTGCGGCATTTGCTCATGATAGAATTCCATACGTCCACGCAAGGCTTTTTCTATCAGCAGCTGGCTTGCCGGGTTGTTCAGTATGTTCCGGATAGTGCTTTCGCTCAGTTCTTTCGGTTCCCCGTTCTTATCCGTAAAGTTTTCCGGATTGAATATCTCTCCTGTTTCCAGATCCCATACTTCCAGTTCACCGCATACAAACGACAGATACATTTCATGCACATCACTGCCGTATGGTTGGTTGGGAAGTACTTTCAAACTCATCACCAGGCGTTCGTCCATGTGAGTTACCTTCCGTTTGTTCTGGTTGCCGAATTTTCCGGTTATCAGACA